GACCTAGATGAAAATGAGCTAGATCTTGATTTTCCAGAAGAAGGAACCGAAGAAGTAGATGCTGAAGGTACTGGCGATGGTGCAGAAGAAATATCTGACGAAGAATTAGACGATTTAGACCTTGACTTAGATTTTGAAGAGGAAGAAGAGGAAGAAGTAGAGGAATCTCTACATAATTCAAAGCTTCTTAAAGACATAGAAAATAAGAACGATTTAAAGACAGAAGAAAATTCGGAGCATCTTACTTTAAATGAAGAGGTTGAAGCCCAGGAAGAACAAAAAGAAGAAGTAGAAGAATCTTTACATAATTCAGAAGCTCTTGAGGATGCTGAAAATAAAAGTGATTTAAAATCTGAGATTGAATCAGATAATCTTACACTTAATGAAGAGGTAACGGATAAGCCTGAGGAAGAGCCAGAAGAACCTATTGAAGAAGGTATTGGAGATTGGTACCGTAAAACTTTTGATAAGCCAGCCTCTATATCTACTCAGCAGTCCTGGGAAGATGAGCTTAATGGTGAATATGGAGAAATAAGTGACGAGCGTAGAGCAGAGCTAGAAAAAAAATTTGCTCAGCAAAGAGACTGGGAAGCTAGACATACTACAACACCAGAAGCTGCTCCAGAAAAAGAGAAAGAACTTGCTAGCATTACCCAGGAAGGTTTATCTGAAGAAACTCCTATCACTGAAGATGCTTATGATAAGCTATTTAATGAGTTGTGGTCTGGAAAACAGCCTACTGATGCAGAAACTCAGGAAATTTTAGATGGTCCTATATTTAGCGAATCTTTTGAAGAGGCAGAAGATTTAGATGAAGAATCCATTAATAAGCATTTAACTGAGTATCTCACTGCCGTCTATTCCAATGTATCAGGTTTTGAAGCAACTGGTTGCAGTTTGAATAAAAATAACCTCATTTTAGAGGGTAAAATTAAATTTAATAGCGGAAAAGAGAAGTCTACTAAATTTATATTTGAATCTACAGATAGAGGCCTTGTAGGTAGTAATAAAGATTTTGCTACACATGAAGCTTTTAGGCTCTCCACAAAAATTAAAGATAAAGTAATTATGACTGAAAGCCTTAAATATTGTTATAAAGTTGACGGAAATCTAGTAAAAGGAGATACACAGAAATAACTGGTGAGCTTAATTAAGCTCACCACCCTATTTAGAAAGGAGCAAAATATGTCTAATAGGCTGTCTAATGATTACGGAATGCTCTTAAATAAAGATATAAAATTACATAGGCTTTATTTTAAACAAATGGTTAAGCTATTAGGAATTAATTGTCAGTATCAAGCTCCAATGAATAACAAAACCTTTAATAAGCTAGGAGACCTTGAAACTGATTATTATCCTCCTAACACAGTTGGATGTATATTTCAAGAGCATCCTGACCAAAAAACTCTAAGAAAAATGGGTTGGGTAGCAGAGCTACAAGAAGGATCTTCTATTATTCATGTACCTTATGACCTACAAGACCTCCAAGTCGGAGCGCTATTTGAGATACCCAGTGGAATAGATAATGCTCCTCCTAGACTCTTTAGAGTTATTAGTATGCAAAATATTATGATATATCCTGCATCCATTGCTTGTGAAATTGCTCCAGAATATAAAACATCTGACGAGCTTGTAAGTACACGAGATTTCTCTAAGACAAACTTTAATATGCTAGTTGATTTGGAGGAGGATGACTGATGTTCTTTCGGGTTCATAGTACAAGTCCTAAAGCAGATTTAGCAATTTATCGCACAAAAAGACAAGCATATCTCAAATTAGCTTTGTTTAGATTCGGTATTACAGAAACTTTACTGTCTCGTTACCTGCAAGAAAATTATAATATGACGCTAAAAGTAGCTTGTAAAGCTATTTTACAAAATGCCCAATATAATTTAAATCTGGATCAAGATTTAATTATAACAATACCCGATCCAGAACTGAATAAAATTGCAAAATTAATCACTTATGGTACCGGCAGGCTGGCCGGCAGCCATATACTTAGAGAAGTGTGGAAAATAAATTAGGAGATTACTATGGCTATTCATTATTATGATGACTTAGTTACTGAAAAGCTAAGAAAGTGGCTACCTGAGGCTACTACTTTAAGAATATTGCATCCTGATGAGTCAAAACGATTTTTTGAACTAACCGCTGATGACAGGAAAGACCAAGCATTCCAGCTTCCTTTAATTGCCTTATCCCGTCGCGATGAGTTAGAGCTTTTAAGCACTGTAAAAAGTCCAAAATCCTATGATGGCTTAAGATTAATTCCGCTAGATACTCCAGAAAACCTTGAAGACCTAAAGGGTGAAGCTTATACAAAAGCTAAAGGAGCGATGCCTGCTGGAATTTTTACTTACAATGTGTTACCGATAAGACCAGAGTATCAATTAGATATTTATACTAAAACAGCTGAAGAATGTGAAGAATATGTAAGAAATTTTTTATTCAAACTCATTAATAATCCAATGATGAGAATAGAAATTCCTTATAATGACTTAAAGATCGAGCATACTACTTATCTTCGCATTTTGCCAAATATAGCTAATACTAGTGCAGTCGCCGAAAGGCTATTCAGTGGGCAGTTTACAAGATGGACAATACAATTTGAATTACAAGATGCTTTCTTATTTAGCATACCTTATAAGAAAAACTGGCGAATCACTGACTCTGAAGTTGAAGCTAGCGAGGCACTTTAAAAGAAATATTAGAATAATTTTAAAATATATGCTAAATTAATTGAGATGTTGAGAAACAACAAATTAAAAATTTATATAAACTATATAAAGGAGATTTAATCAATGCCAAAAATTGTCATTAATGAATATGACTTATCTAAAGCCGGCACAGTGCCTTACGAGAATTTCTCAGTCGTAGTACCAGGCTTCCTAGCTGAAGATAAGTATACTCTTGTTGTAGACAAAAAAGCAGAGTACGATGGGGAAACACTTACAAGCCCTGCTAAAACTCATTATGAGCTAAGCGCAGAGGCTAAAGCAGTATTTGATGAAAATGGTATTTATGAATGTAGCAGTCAGCTTGATTTTGAGAATAATGTAGGTAAAAGGTCTGCCACCTTCACATCAATATCTACTGCAACAGAACCAACAGCTCCTGTAATTGATACTGTTCTAAAATTGAATACAGAGCTTAATACAGAATACAAAGAGTATGCACAGGCAAAAGACGAAAATGGAAATCTTTTGTGGGAAGATGATGAAAAGACTATTCCTAAATATGACCTTGATAACCTTATAAATGAGTTTAAAACTGACAAGAATGTTTTAGTTACTGAGACCACAGATGCCGAGGGCAATGTTATTAAAACTACTATAGAGTATCTTAATCCAGATGATTTTACACAGGCATATAATGCAGCGCTTTATGGCGTTAAGCCTGATAAAGACAATCCTATTCCTGAAATTCCAGAAGCTGAGTCAGAAGGTGATCCTGATTTTAAGGTATACTATACTAAAAAAGCTTCCAGTCTAAATGTAGGCGAGCTCAAAACAAAAACTCGTAAGTATATTGAGGTAGTCAAAGCAGAGACTGGCGCAGTTATGTTGCCAGATGCTGATGAAGCAGCAGAAACTGAAACTCTTGAGTTACAGACTCTTGAAATTCCCACAGAAACTACATACTATATTATTTCAACAGATAATGTAGGTGCAAATGGAGCATATGTAGGCGATAGAGTTTCCCACTATGGTAACCAGATGGCTTATGAGCTTCTTGGCCTTGGATATACTGTTCTTTTTAAAGCTATGGTGCCTCTTACTGAAGAAGAGTTAGCTGATAAGGAAAAGAAAGCAAATAAAGCAGACGCTGACGGTGTTTCTTATTTGAAGGCGGAGGATAGCGCAGTAGCCCAGATTAATGATGGTGACTTCTGGGAATGCCTAAAAGATAAATCTACCTATGATTTCCGTTATCTTGTAACAGGTCTTCTTACAAATAATGATATGGCGAACAAGTGTATTCTTGAGGTTGCTGACCACTCTGAAGAAGTTCTTTTAGATGATGCTTCTATGCAAGACGGACGTGGAGACTGTATTGCACTTATTGATCTAGATAGTGCTACTTATGAAGGTAAAACTCAAGTTAAAGCTATTCCAGATATGGCAAAAGAAGCTGCTGAATGGGCAAGTGCTTATGCAGCTGTGTTCGCACCTTATGTAACATATCTAATGAGTGATGACCCTGTTTATAATAATAAAACTTTCCCTGCATCCTTCCATTATCTTGCATGTGCTGCAAACTCTTCTAATAACAACTTTAATGAATGGTACGCAAATGCAGGTTATACAAGAGGTGTAGCTAAGTATACAATCGAA